GGAGCTGGAGCTGGAGCTGGAGCTGGAGCTGGAGCTGGAGCTGGAGCTGGAGCTGGAGCTGGAGCTGGAGCTGGAGCTGGAGCTGGAGCTGGAGCTGGAGCTGGAGCTGGAGCAGTATGTTCCTTTTCCATCAGCTTTTCATTGTCTTTATTTACTGATGTGTCATCTGACTGTGTAGTCGGTGCAACTTCTTGAGCTGTCACAGGTGGTTCAACACGTTCCGGTTCATCATCTAAAGGCTCAATGATGGAATCAAAAGGGATTGGCTTATCAACAATATCGTCAATATCATTCTTTGCAACAGAAGCCAACAACAACCAGGCAATAACACCGATAACAAAGAGTAATAAGGCAGCCCCTATCAAGCGTTGCTTTTGTACCAGTGTCATTGCTTACTCCAGTGATTAATGATGATTGGGTGAGTTTACCTCATGATACTTATTTTTATCAGAGGCAATAACTCCCGATTCGTTATTGGCTGAAGGCATATGCTGTAAGGCAACATCGAGCACTTCATAGATCCATTTAACAGGAATGATAGTTAAACCTTGTTTAACATTTTCAGGAATTTCCTTTAAATCCTTAACGTTATCGTTAGGAATTAATACTGTATCGATTCCACCTCGATGAGCAGCTAATAGTTTTTCTTTTAGTCCACCAATAGCTAATACTTCACCACGCAGCGTGATTTCACCCGTCATGGCTACATTCGCTTTTACAGGAATGCCAGTGATAGCCGAGACTAATGCGGTACACATACCGATACCGGCACTTGGACCATCTTTTGGTGTAGCACCTTCAGGTACGTGGATATGAAGATCATGTGTTTGAAGAAAATCTTCACTAATACCCCACTCTGTTGAACGAGACCGAACAACCGTTGTAGCCGCCTGGATAGATTCCTGCATAACATCACCTAATTTACCGGTATAAGCAGACTTACCTTTACCTGGCATAATGGCTGATTCAATCGTTAATAGCTCGCCACCAACTTCAGTCCAGGCTAATCCGGTTACCTGACCAACACGATCACTTTCTTCAGCCACACCATATTGATAGTGATATACACCTAAGTATGTTTCGATATTATCAGCAGTCACGATAACTTTTTCATTTGGCTGCTCAGTAATAATTTGTTTCACTAATTTACGGCAGATTTTTGAAATTTCACGTTGTAAATTACGTACGCCAGCCTCACGGGTATAACGGCGAATAATTTCCATGACGGCATCTTCCTGAATATCAATTTCCTCAGCTTTAAGACCATTGTCTTTAATCGCTTTAGGTAAAAGATACTTCATGGCAATATTGAGTTTTTCATCTTCTGTGTAGCCAGCAAGACGAATAATCTCCATACGATCACGTAATGCATCGGGGATATTCAATGTATTTGCAGTACAGACAAACATAACGTCAGACAAATCATATTCAACTTCTAAATAGTGATCGGCGAATGTTGAGTTTTGCTCAGGATCGAGCACTTCAAGTAATGCTGATGCAGGGTCACCACGAAAATCTTGAGCCATTTTGTCTATTTCATCAAGCAGAAATAAAGGATTTTTTACTTCTGTCTTACAAATATTCTGTATGACTTTACCAGGCATAGAACCTATGTATGTACGACGATGACCACGAATTTCAGCTTCATCTCTGACACCACCTAAAGCCATTCGGGTGAACTTACGATTAGTCGCCCGCGCGATAGATTGTGCAATCGATGTTTTACCCACACCAGGAGGACCGACCAAGCAGAGAATGGGACCTTTTGATTTTTTTACACGTTTCTGGACTGCAAGGTATTCAACGATACGCTCTTTGACTTTTTCAAGACCGTAATGGTCTTCATCCAAGACCTCTTCAGCCTTGTGCAAATCCAAAGTCACTCTTGAGCGTTTTTTCCAAGGCACTTCCAGTAACGATTCAATATAGTTTCTCACTACAGTCGCTTCTGCAGACATTGGCGACATCATGCGAAGCTTTTTCAATTCTGATTCAGCTTTTGCACGTGCTTCGGCTGGCATGCCTGCTTTTTCGATATTCGCGGCAAGCTCATCCGTCTCGTTTGCTGATTCGTCTATTTCGCCTAACTCTTTCTGAACGGCTTTGAGCTGTTCATTTAAATAGTATTCGCGTTGGCTTTTTTCCATTTGCTTTTTAACACGGTTGCGAATACGTTTTTCAATCTGCTGAATATCAATCTCGCCTTCAAGGAAAGCCATTAACTTCTCAACGCGCGCTTTCACATCACTCATCTCAAGTAACATTTGCTTATCTTCAAGCTTTAGTGTCATATGAGCAGCAACGGTATCAGACATACGCGACACGTCTTCGATACTCGAAAGCGATGAAATCACCTCAGGTGGGATCTTTTTATTTAATTTGACGTATTGTTCAAATTGACCCAATAACGTTCGCATTAGAACATCGGCTTCACGGTCATCTTCGATATCATCAATAAATGGTGCCACTTCAGCTTCTGTATGCGTATCGTGATTATGGAAATAAACCACATTGGCACGCTGTACACCTTCGACCAACACTTTAACCGTACCATCAGGCAGTTTCAGTAGTTGTAAGATATTTGCCAGTGTTCCTGTTTCATATAAGCCATCAGAGTCAGGCATATCTTCTGATGAATCTTTTTGTGCAACCAACAGGATTTGTTTACTTTCATCCGTTGCCGACTCAAGGGCTTTGATAGATTTATCTCTACCAACAAAAAGTGGTATCACCATATAGGGATACACGACAACGTCACGTAAAGGTAAAACAGGAACAACCTTTATGTTGTTATCGTTTGAAGTGGTAGTTAGTTCATTTTCCATTAAGGCAAACCTCTTACATGTGTCTGTAGACACCCAATTTAGGACATGAATTCAATATGGGGTCAGACAATAAAAAATCAAGCATACAGAAATCGTATGCTTGATTTAATGTGCAGATACAACGGTATAGTTAACTGATTATTTATCGCCAGAGGCCATATCAGTGCTTTGATCTTCGTAAATCAAAATAGGTGAGTTCTCACCAGCAATCACACTTTCATCAATCACTACTTTAGAGACGTTATCTGCTGACGGTAACTCAAACATAGTATCCAGCAACACATTTTCAATAATAGATCGTAAACCACGAGCGCCTGTTTTTCGTTCCATAGCTTTTCTGGCGATAGCACTTAATGCATCATCTCTAAACTCAAGTTCAGCATTTTCCATATTGAATAATTGTTGATACTGCTTAGTCAGCGCATTTTTAGGTTCAGTCAGAATCTGAACCAATGCTTTTTCGTCTAACTCATCTAATGTAGCAACTACCGGTAGACGACCAACAAACTCTGGAATAAGACCATATTGAATGAGATCTTCAGGCTCGACCGTCCGTAATGACTCGCTCAATGGTTTATTGTCATCCACACTTTTTACTTCAGCGGAGAATCCAATACCGCCTTTTTGAGTACGATTTCTGATGACTTTATCCAAACCAGCAAACGCACCACCACAGATAAATAAAATTTTACTTGTATCAACCTGTAAGAATTCTTGTTGAGGATGTTTGCGACCACCTTGTGGTGGTACAGAGGCAATCGTTCCCTCAATCAATTTCAGCAATGCCTGTTGAACACCTTCACCACTCACATCGCGAGTGATTGATGGGTTGTCTGATTTGCGAGAAATTTTATCTATCTCATCTATATAGACAATGCCTGTCTCTGCTTTATCAACATCATAATCACATTTTTGCAGTAGCTTCTGGATGATATTTTCAACGTCTTCCCCTACATAACCCGCCTCTGTAAGCGTGGTTGCATCAGCCATAGTAAAAGGCACATTTAACTGTCTGGCTAATGTCTCAGCTAACAACGTTTTACCGCTACCGGTAGGCCCGATCAGA